GACGACGCAAGTAGCCGACACGACGGCCACGCCAACGACTACTCCAGCTGTTGATACCAGCTTGCTGGGCGGCGAAGGCAAACCGGCAGAAGGCACGCAAAGCGCAGCAGACGGCACGACGAAGACGGATCCCCCGGCGGCCCCCGTGGTCCCCGAGAAGTACGAATTCAAAATGCCAGATGGCATGCAGGTTGATCCGGCGGCAGCCGAGCAACTTTCAGGGATTGCGAAGGAATTGAAGTTGACCGCCGAGCAGGCGCAGAAACTTGCAGATGTTGGAGCAGCAATGACCCAGCGGCAAGTCGAAGCACATGCAAAGACGGTAAGCGAGTGGGCGGATTCAGTCCGTTCTGACAAGGAAATAGGCGGCGATGCGCTGACCGAAAACCTGGTCTTTGCCCGCAAGACGATTGATTCTTTCGGTTCTCCAGAGTTGCGTTCTTTGCTTGATAGCTCGGGATTGGGCAACCACCCTGAGATGGTCAAGCTGGCAGTTCGTGTTGGTAAAGCCATCAGCGAAGACAAGTTCGTTGCTGGCCGCGTAGCCCCGAGCACCACCGGTAATGAAACCATTGATGCAATGTACCCGTCAATGAAAAAGTAAAGGTTAGACCATGACTACTCTTGCCATCACCCACCCAACTCTGTTGGACCTGAAGACCAGGCTCGATCCGAACGGGAATATCGCCCCCATCATCGAGATGCTGGGTCAAACAAACGAGGTCATCGACGACATGGTGTTCCTCGAATCCAATGAGCTGACTGGCCACACCACCACGGTGCGCTCTGGTCTGCCCGCTCCCACCTGGCGCAAACTGTATGGCGGCGTGCAGCCTGCGAAGTCCACGACCCGCAAGGTCAAGGAATCGCTGGGTATGCTCGAAGCCTACGCTGAAGTGGACAAAGCCCTGGCCGATCTGAACGGCAATGCTGGTGCTTTCCGTCTGAGCGAGGATCGCGCGCACATCGAAGGCATGAACCAGGAATTCGCCCAATCTCTGTTCTACGCGAACGAGACGACCGAGCCTGAAGCATTCACCGGCTTCGCCCCGCGCTACAACAGCAAGTCCGCCCTCAACGGCGAGAACTTGATTACTAGCGCCAACATCCCCGACGGCAATGACAACACCTCCATGTACCTAGTGGTGTGGGGTCCGAACACCGTGCACGGCATTTACCCCAAGGGTAGCTCTGCCGGTCTGCAGCAGACGGACAAAGGCCAAGTGACCATCGAGAACGTCGATGGCGCTGGTGGCCGGATGGAAGCCTACCGCACCCATTACCGTTGGGATGCTGGCCTGGTGGTCCGCGACTGGCGTTATGTGGTTCGGATCCAGTTCGACCTGGAAGACGTCGTCAAAGACGCCGCCACCGGCCCTGATCTGACCGACCTGATGGTGCAAGCGCTGGAGATCGTGCCGTCCCTGTCTGTGGGCCGCCCTGCCTTCTACGTGAACCGCACGACCCGTGCGTGGCTGCGTCGCCAGATGACGAACAAGACGAAGAACAGCACGCTGTCCGTGGAAACCATGGCTGGCAAGCGCGTTCTGAGTTTTGATGGTGTGCCGGTTCGTCGTTGCGACGCCCTGCTGTCCACCGAAGCCGGTATCGTCTCCTAATTGACCGAAGCCGGTATCGTCTCCTAATTGACCGAAAGGACATCATCATGATTCTCGATGAACGACTCGAATTTGCCGACGCTACGGCGTTGAATACCGGCGCCGCCGGTACGTACCTGGTGGGCGACGTGATCGACACCTATCCGCTGGGTACCATCGGCGTCTCGCCGCTGAACAGTGACCTGTCGGGCGGTGCCGATTCGCTGTGGCTTGTGGTTGGTGTTGACACCGCAGCCACCAGCGGCGGCTCCGCAACCCTGCAGATCCAGCTGGCCAGTGATGCGCAAGCCGCGATTGCCACCGATGGCTCGGCCACCGTGCACTTCGCCTCGGCAGTGATCCCTGTGGCCTCCCTGGTGGCAGGTTTCTATGTGGCCCGCGTGATGCTGCCTATCGGCACTTACGAGCGCTACATCGGCATCCTGCAGGTGACTGGCACCGCTGCGTTCACGGCAGGCAAAATCAATGCCTTCCTGACCAACGATGTGGCCGCTTGGAAGCCCTACGCCGACGCAGTGAACTAAAGCGAGTAGCACATGAGTCAAACCATCACAGCTACTGCGTCAGGCTTCTACGGCGGCCAGCGCATCCGCGTCGGCCAGTCTTTCGAGTTCGACGGGGATGTGCTGCCCAAGTGGGCAGTGGCCGACAAGGCGGTGGCCGATGCCAAGATCACTGCGGACAAGCGCCGCATTGAGCAAGGTGTCGATACCCGCAGTCTTGCTACCCAAAAGGTCAGCAAGAAAAAGGTAGACAGCATCGCCGCGGCCAACCCCTCGGCTGACGAGAGCGCAAGCATCGCGTAACGCCTGACCAATAAGACAGCAAACAAAATGGCCGCCCAGTGCGGCCATTTTTCTAGGAGCAGTCCATGACGAACAAAATTATCCCGGGGCTACAAGGGCTCATTGATGATGCTACTGGCGCATTCCGTGACATCCGTACAGGTGATGTGGACTATTTGCTGCCAGTCTTTACGCAGGATCCGGTGACGCACGAAGTCACGAGGCTGGTGGTGCCGGATGGATCTACGTTGGACTTATCTCATGTTGCGACAGATGCTGCATCCGCTATTGCCGCATCTGCCGCCGCAGAAGCCGCGCGCGATGCCGCTCTGTTGTCTCGCGGTGTTTTTGCCACCACAGCCAAGGCGCTGAGCAAGGGTGTTGCCAGCATTGCCACCTTGGTGGGCCGCTTTGTGGTGGCTGGCGGGATTGTGACCAGCGTGACGTTGAGCGCCAGCTACGCCAGTGCACCGGCGATCTCATTTGCCGCATCTGCTGGACTGACTGGGGCGAGTGCCACGGCCGTCATTGCCAACAACGTTGACCCTGGCGAGTATTTCAGCGTGCCATCTGCCAGCTCAAACGAATATCTGATCCTGTACCAGAATGTGGCGGGCGTGGCGACTGATACGGGCAAGCACTACCCCAGTATTGCCGCAGTCACGGCGATTTCCGACAAGAAATTCACAGACCTATTCCTGAACAACCTCGTTACAGAGAAATACTACGGGGCATCTGGCACCTTGCCGGTGTCCACGGTGTCAGGAACCACGGTCACAGCTGTCACTGTATCCGGCGAACCGGCTGTCCAATTCGTGGGACGTATGTCCGATGGCGGGGCCGCCGTGAAATATGACTTTCCTGGGTTCTCCTCGCCCTCTGGAAAGACTTCGGTCGGGGCAAGGATTTTGAGTTCTACCGCTGGCTCTGGCGCATCCAGGTTTACGACGGTATTCCGGGATTCTGCTGGCACAGCCCTCGACACGAAAATTGAGAATTCCGGGTTCAGTGGGCTGGTGACGCCGACCGATTATTTTTTCACCTACGACACGCCAGTCGGAACCGTCCGCGTCGAACTCACTATCACGGCATATGGCTCGGCCAGCAACCCGCGCACGACCATATTCAATCGGGCAATAGTATCGGATGGGACTTCAACCAGCTTCGTGCCTACCCACTCGGCCACTACGCGAGTGGGGTACATATCGCCCACTGGCGCAAGCTCCAACATTGGCACCAGGGCATCACCGCTTTCCTCGCTCGCTTCGGCGATTGCCGCGGTTGGCGGCGAAGGCACTGTGATCGCGCTCTCTGGTGACTATCTGCCGGTCAACTTCAATATAAATACGGACTACATAAACATAAAGAATCTGGAGATTGCCGGGGAAGCCCGCGACCTGACAGACAAGATGCCCATGATCAAGTGCGGCACGAAGCTGGCGGGCATCACGCTGGAGTCCGGCAAGGTCTACAAGGCGGATGCCACGGCCGCCGTGATTACGGCTACCCCTAACTGGATTTTCGAAGATGGCGTGCCCGAGATAGGCACATTGGTGCCCGCTGGAGAGCGGCACTCACTGCTGCGTGGCCGCGCTTACCGTCTGCCATTCACTCGTATACTCAAGACAACGGCAACAACGTTGGCACCTGCCATTGCTGAGATTCAGGCGGCAAGCATTCCCAAGTGCTTCTATAACGCCGCCACGAAGGTGATGTATTTCTCCATCGCCTCGGGAGGGGATGCAACGGCGGCAAACATCTACATCGCCGCCGGAACCTACAAATCCTTTGGACCGCAGGCCACCAGCTATGGCACCTATGGCAAGCTCAGCCTGAAAAACCATGCGTCGGACCTTTGCTACATGCATGACAATTTCGATGATGGCGAGAGCGCCCATGAAAACTGCGTTAGTGCGGCCAAATCTTGCATCTCGGAATACAACGGATCAAGCGGCTTCATACCGGCCAGCGGCGGGCATGGCGTTTATACACATTGCACTTCCAGGAAAAACGGCCAAATCACGGCGGCCCAAGCTGGATTCATGGTATCTGGCGGCCCGGCTGCCGGTGACGACGGCGTGGATACGACGGCTGGGTGCTATGGTTGTATTTCGATTGGCGACCCTACCGGCTTCAAGGCTGCAGTGGGCAGCGACCGAAGCCTCACGGCTGTTGGATGTACTGCCACCGATAGCACCACCTATGGCTATGACGGCGTGAGAGCCATCGACTGTGGGTATGGCGGAACCGGAACCACGAAGAATGCCGCAACAACGACCGTTGTGACAGCTGCCGCGCTCATTTGATGTCGTGACACCCCAACCCAGCAATAAGCCCGCAACAACCAAGCAATAGAACAAGAGCCACAACGCATACGCGGCCTGTAGCCCGAGAGAATAAAGGACCAATATGACAAGCGCAGTAGCAATTTGCAATTTGGGTTTATCCCATCTCGGCCAGGATAAACAGATCAGCTCTATCTCGCCGGTTGACGGCAGCCGCGAGTCGGGCTATTGCGCCATGTTCTACCCCATCGCGCGGCAGGAGATGATTGAATTGGCGCCCTGGACGTTTGCCACCACGCGCATAGTGCTGGCCCAGATCACGAACTTGAGCACGGTATGGGCCTATGCTTACGCGCTTCCAGCAGACTGCCTGAAGCCCGTGCGCGTGCTTACGCTGGGCGACTTTTCGAGTATCTTCTTGCGCGCGGACATGACGGATTCCTTCCCTGCAGCAACGAACGATTTTTTCGACGAAGAGAGCAGTGCCAATTTTCAGGTGCAGGGCGATGTGATTTACACGCATGAGCCCGAAGCTGTGCTCATCTACCGCAAGGACATCACCGACACCAGCAAGTTCACGCCGCTGTTCACGACTGCGCTTGGCATGCTGATGGCCAGCTATCTGGCCGGGCCCATCATCCGCGGCGCCGATGGGGCGAAGACGAACGCAGCCTGGCGCACGAACGCTGAGGGGGCCATCCGCCGCGCCAGCTTCCATGATTCGAATTCGAGCAGCCAGACAAACAACCCTGTGCCACAACACATCGCGGGGCGCGGATGAATAAGACCCTCACCAAATCCTTCGCCGGGGGTGAGATCACGCCTGAGCTATTCGGGCGCATCGAACTGGGCAAGTTTCAGTCGGGCGTGCGCAAGATGCTCAACTTTCAGGTGCTGCCCCACGGCCCTACTGTGCGCCGCCCTGGCACGCACCATGTGATCGAAGCGAAGGACAGCGTGAATCAGTCGCGGCTGATTCCTTTTGTGTTCAGTGTTGACCAGGCTGTTGCGCTTGAATTCGGTCATCAATACATCCGTTTTCACATCGAGGGCCAGACACTACTCGAGCCGAACAAAAACGTCGTGACCATGTCGCAGGCATCGCCAGGCGTTTTTCAAGTCGTGCTGCACGGGTACACCACCGGGCAAGAGATTTATCTGCAGGGATTCGTCAACCACCCAGATCTGAACGAACGATATTACCGCGTCAACGTGATAACTGCAGATGCGTTTTCATTGACGGATCTGCACGGCACGCTGATCGATACCACCGGCCAGCCGGTCTACGCCGTGGGCGGCGTCGCAGCGCGCGTCTATGTCATCACCTCACCCTACTCAAGCGCGGATTTGTTTGATATCCACTATGTGCAATCGGCTGACGTGCTGACCCTGACGCATGCGTTGTATCAGACGGTTGAACTGCGCCGCATGGGCGCGACAAACTGGACGATCACGCCTGTCAGCTTTGCCCCCACCATCGCTGCCCCTACTGGCCTGGCCGTCACACCTACTGTGGCTGTGGTTGGCAACCCCACGCTGAAGTGGTATCTGGTCACTGCCATCGCTGCAGACAACGTGACTGAATCTTTGCCGCAGACCATTGCGGTTGCTGCGAATAATGATCTGACCCTGGCTGGCAATTTCAACACCGTGACCTGGAACGTTGTGGCCGGGGCTCTGCGTTACAACGTCTATAAGTCTTCGTCGGGCACCGGCAGCTACGGTTTCGTCGGCCAGGTCACAGCGCTCTCGTTTGTGG